CAGGAGATTGTTGCCGCGCAGGAGATTGTTGCCGCGCAGGAGATTGTTGCCGCGCAGGAGATTGTTGCCGCGCAGGAGATTGTTGCCGCGCAGGAGATTGTTGCCGCACAGGAGGCGGCGTAACCGATGCCCGTTAACTATTCTCCCGCGCCCGAGGTCGAAGCCGTCGCCCGCGACGTGATCGCCGCCAATCACAACCACCTGCTCGCCCACGCCGTCCACGTCATGTACCTGTTCACTGACCAGGCCGAAAAGAAGGCCGGTAAAGTCGTCCTGGGGACCGCCCAGCCGGATGCGGGCGGCCCCGCCGTCACCGTGCCGGTCACGGTCGCGCCGACGAGCTAGGGGCTGATCTCAAGGGGCCAGTCCCCGGACACAGGGGCCGGCCTCGCGCTGCGCGAGGCCGGCCCCTTCCCGAACCGCAGCCAGTCACACCGACCCTTATTGAAAGCGCGCCATGAACTCGGATTTCCGCCTCAGCATCGGCTACTTCAAGCACCCGAAGGTCCAGAAGCTCAAGCGCCGCTTGGGCGCGGACGGCGTACTCGCCCACGCGCAGCTCATGGCCTTCGCCGCCCAGGAACGGCCGTCGGGTGCGCTGACGAACATGGATGCCGACGACATCGGGATCGCCTGCGACTACGGGGGCGACATCATGCCCTTCATCGCCGCCCTGGTGGACCTGCGCCTGCTGGACAGGTCGGAGGACGGCGCGCTGTCCCTGCACGACTGGGCGGAACATAACCCGTGGGCGGTGACGGCACCCGCCCGCTCCCAGAAGGCGCAGAACGCCGCCAACGTCCGCTGGGGCAACGCCGAAGCCCCCCCAGAAACCCCGACGCGGGGAAAGCAGGACGCCGCCGGGCGTAAGCGGGCCACCGGGACGACTCCGGGGACCGATGCTCAGGCGCAATCCGATGCACAAACGGCAATGCTCCAAGATGCCAGTAGCATAAACGGGCATTACTCCGAGCATCAAGCCGCATTGCCGCAAGCATCGGTTAGCAATGCCCTCTTCCCTCCGAGTCCTATCCCTTCCCTTCCTTCCGAGTCCCTTCCCAGCGAAGCGAACACAACAACAACCCCTCCTACCTCCCCACCGGAGCCTAGCCCCGCGCCAGAGCCGGAACGCGCCGCCCCGGCCGGTACCGACACCGAGTGCCGGGAGGTTGTTGTTGCTTCCCTCCGGGCTTTGGGAGTCTCGGACCTGACCGCCGAAGAGCTGTGCCGTCGGCGGACCTGTGAGCAGATCCGGCACCAGGTCGAGTGGCTGCCGCACCGAATCCGGGAGAAGGCCGGTACGCCAAAGCCGATCCGGGACCCCGCCGCGACGCTGGTGAAATCCATCGAGGACGGGTGGGCCGTCCCGGCGAGCTACAGCCAGGCGAAGCAGCGCGAGGCGGAGCAGCAGCACCGATTGGAGCGATCCGCACAGCGGGACCGGGAGGCGGAGGAGCGTGAGGACGCAGATCGCCGGGCCGAGGAGGCCGGCCAGGCGGCTCTTCAGGCCGCCTGGGACGACTTGACCGAGGACAAGCGGGAGCAGGTCAAAGCTGAAGCGACGGCGCGTTTCCGGCAGCAGTTTTCGTGCCACGCCCCCGCCCTTGAGAAAGCTGGCGACCCGATGCTGATGCCGGTCGGCCCGCGCCGCAACTGGGAGAAGCTACGCGACGCCCTGCTGATGGAACCCGACGCCCTGCTGATGGAACCCGACGCCCTGCTGATGGAACCCGACGCCCTGCTGATGGAACCCGACGCCCTGCTGATGGAACCCGACGCCCTGCTGATGGAGCAGGCAAGCCGGGAAGAAGGGTTAGGAACCAATCATTGAGAAACCTTTTGCCCCATGAGTTCGAGGCCGGCTATCGCTACTGTTCTCTTTGCGACACCTGGAAACCCAAAAAGAAGTTCGCGGTCAACAGCATCTGCCACGGCGGCCACCACCCGCTGTGCCTGCTGCACATCTCTCAGGGGGAGTCGGAAACCCGTGAAGGGCGGGCGTTTGAGATACTGACCAAATCTGGCCTGCATCCGGTGTCGAGGCTATCCCGTAAAGCGTAATTTCACCTCCAGGATTTCAGATCTCGTGCCATCACCTGAGCCGGCCGCAACGATTTTAGTGCCATTTTCGCCAAATCCCTTGACAGCAGAACGTATCCTGCTCTATCATGGCTGTACATCCTTTTGTGCCGGTTGCGGGCGGCCCGTTGTAGATTATGTCTACGGCGATCATAAACCCCGTGGGAATCCAGCGTAGCTACTGCTACGGCTGGATTTTTGTTTGCCCCGCCTTTTTTCGCTTACCCTACCTTTGGGAGAAACCCGTTGAACCGTCAGACGAAGAAAGACAAAAAGAACGCACTCAAAGCCGTGCGATCTGCAGCTGTTGCCGATCCCGCTGTCGGGTGCCACGGCCATGTTGCCAGCGCCGGCGGCTGCCGCTGGCCCGTGGACATCGGCGAGCTGGCGGACCGCATCCTCCAAGCGCCGAGCAAGGTCTCAAACCATGACCGGGGGCTGGTCGCCAAGATGCTGCCGATGGGCACCCTCACGCGCCGCGACGGGTCCAGCATTCGCCCGCGCTACCGCGACCTCGCAAATGCCTAAATCTTGCAAACGTCTGAGCGTCCCCAATTGGCGACAAATCATCAGGGATAGAACATGCCCCGACACCTGAATACTGCGGGCGATTTCGAGATGGTCCCGATCTCGCGGCTCATCGTCCACGAACGCAACGTCAACCACGGCGACTTCGGGGCCATCCACGAGAGCATCGCGGCGAACGGCTTCTTCGGCGCGCTCGTCGTGCAACGCGGAACCCGTAAGATCCTCGCCGGGAACCACCGCTATGCCGCCGCCAAAGAACTCGGCTATTCCGAGCTGCCCGTGACCTGGGTGGACGTGGACGACGAGGCCGCCCTGCGCATCTTGCTCGCGGACAACCGAACCGCGAGGCTCGGCAACGACGACCCGGACGCCCTGGCGGAGCTGCTGTCGGAACTCGCGGCGACGGACAAGGGCTTGGCGGGGACGGGGTTTGACGGGGGCGCGCTTGACCAGTTGATCGCCGACCTGGCTAGCCCTGATGAGTTCCCCTCTATTACCCCTAACACAAAGCACGCGATGACCCTTTGGTATGATGAGACGGACGAGGATGCAATCAAAAGTTTCATTGGCGAAAGCGGCCCCGACCCGATAGACCCGAAGCGCGGCGGAGGACAGGTGCTTGAGCGAATTAAAACGATTGCTCAGACTCAGCCTCGTGAGTAATACGCGGGCGAGTGCTTTTCTAGAAAAGCACCATCCGCTTGGAAAAGGGTTGGGCTTTTCCTTCGCCTTGGGCTTTTCCTTCGCCTTGGGCGTGTTCTGGGATGCAAGACTGCAAGGGGTTTTGACCTGGGGTGCCCCCTGTGTTAATCTCGCCGTGCAAGCCTATGGACTCCGGCTCTACGACGCTTTGGAGCTGCGTAAGATGTGGGTATCGGACGTGCCGCCTGCCAACAGCGAGAGCCGGATTCTCGGCGTCGCCGTGCGCCTTGTCCGTAACCAATATCCGCACCTGAAGATGCTCCTAACATACTGCGACTCTGACGAGGCGGCGACTGCGTATCGTGCGGCAGGGTGGGTGCCGCAACAGGCGCATACCTATAGCAGCCATGTGACTCTTGCCGACGGGCAAACGCTTTCCAAGCAGGCGGTTTCTAAACGCGGCGGGCTTAAAAACCTGCAAGTGCGGGAGACGCACCGCGTCAGTCGCCGAAAGTGGGTGTATCCATTGACAGACGGCCTTGTCGTGACGCCTGTATCGCTGCCTTGACTTCTGCCGACGGGGCGAAGTCTTGTATCCAAGCAAACATCGTCGTCGGCAGCAGACGCGAGGGGATATGCACCGACTCCACGCATTCCAGGTGCAAAAAAGTGGCATAGCGCGCCCGTCCCTTTGATGCCCAGTATTCTGGATCGGGGCGCGGGCCGTCCACTTCGCGCGTGTAGAGTTCTGACAGGGCTTGTACGTCCGAAGGGAGCAGGTCGGTGTAATTCTCCACGCGAGACACGCGGGCAAGACCGACTCCATCGCCGCATTTGAATATCAGCCCGTCTCCTGGACCAGTGCCAGCGGCAGGGTGCAGGCGAATGGAGAGCCTGCTTTCGCAAGTCTGCGCGCCGGACAGAAGCAGGCGCGCGGTGGGTTTTCGCACAAAGGCGATATGAATGTTTGCCATAGATTATTATGACACAAACGGCGCTTGTTGTCAACTGTTGCCGTTAAACAACCTTGGTCCATGCGAGTGTCTTCTAAGCAAGATGCCGGGTTTCCAGCCCGGAGATGGCGTGTCGAACCGACCCACTCGCTCCAATCATAACCCACACATTCTCCAATCATAACCCACACATTCTCCAATCATAACCCACACATTCAAAGATGGCGCGTCCCACAAAATATGATGACAAAAAAGCCGAGCAGATCGCTACTCTCTTGCGCAGCGGCTGCACCCGTAAAGACTCAGCGGGAAGCGTAGGGATTTCCCCAGACACCCTCGTGCGTTGGGTTCGCAGTAATGCGGATTTTGCGGCTCTTATCGAAAGCGCGGAGGCATACGCGGCGGTCAAGATGACGACACTTCTCACAGCGGCCGCCGCAACAGAATGGCGGGCGGCGCTCGAATGGCTGAAACGCCGCCGCCGCGAGGAGTGGGGAGACAGTGCCGACATCACAAGCGGCGGCGAGACGATCAAAGCCTACATCGGCTTCGATACCGAAGCCGTCTAGCTCCAGTTCGCCTAGCATACGGACGAGGTCTGATTTAAGTCCCGCCAACCGCCCCTACCAGCCCTATGGCGGGGGCCTGGAGGTCATGCTCGCCCGTGACGGCGAGGTCGTGATGAGCGGCCCCGCCGGCACCGGCAAGAGCCGCGCCTGCCTGGAAAAGCTCCACCTGTGCGCCCTGAAGTATCCGGGGATGCGCGGCCTGATCGTCCGAAAGACGCGCGAGAGCCTGACGGAAGCGGCCCTTGTCACCTACGAGGACAAGGTGCTCCCGGAGGGCAGCGCGATCTGCGGCGGCAGCCAGCGCCGGATGCGCCAGGGCTACCACTACCCGAACGGCTCGGAGATCATCGTCGGCGGCCTCGATAAAGCGCAGAAGGTCATGTCCACCGAGTACGACATGATCTACGTCCAGGAGGCTATCGAGCTTGAGGAGAACGACTGGGAGGCCTGCACGACCCGCCTGCGGAACGGCGTCATGCCCTACCAGCAGCTCTTCGGCGACACCAACCCTGACGCCCCGACCCACTGGCTGAAGCGCCGCGCCGACAGCGGCCAGACGCGCCTGATCGAAAGCCGCCACGAGGACAATCCGTCGGTCACGGATGACTACCTCGCCAAGCTCGACGCGCTGACGGGCGTGCGCTTCTCCCGGCTCCGCAAGGGGCTGTGGGTGGCCGCCGAGGGCATGATCTACGACGGCTACGATCCCGCCGTCCACCTCATCCACCGCGATGACCCGCGCTACGGCCTCCAGCACGGCATCCCCGATGACTGGCCGCGCCTCTGGGGCGTGGACTTCGGCTACACCAACCCCTTCGTCTGGCAGGCCTGGGCGCAGGACCCGGACGGGCGGCTGCTGCGCTACCGCGAGATATACAAGACGCATGGGCTGGTCGAGGACCACGCCGAGGACATCAAGCGCGCTAGCGAAGGCGACCCGCCGCCGATTGCCATCGTCTGCGACCACGACGCCGAGGATCGGGCGACCCTGGAGCGCAAGATCGGGCTGACGACGACCGCGGCCTACAAGGACGTTTCGCCCGGCATCCAGGCGGTCGCAAGCCGGCTCCGCCCAGCCGGCGACGGAAAGCCTCGCCTGCTGTTTTTGCGCGACTCCCTCTACGAAGTGGATGCGGAGCTGAGGGAAGCGAACAAGCCGACCTGCACCGAGGAAGAGATCGGTGGCTACGTCTGGGACGTGACCAACGGCCAGAAGAAGGGCGAGGCCCCCGTCAAGAAGAACGACCACGGCCTCGACGACGCCCGCTACGTCGTGGCCCACGCGGACGCCATCACCGACGACGAAGAGTGGACCGGCTCGGCGCGTCCCGTGATCCGGGGCGCGAGCGGCTGGAATAAGAGACCTGATGCCAGACGCTAACGCGGCACAAGAAAACACGACTGAACAAGAAAACAGGACTGAAGCCGTTAGCGTCAGGCGCATACTCCTGAAGGGCGCGGGCGGGCGGCAGACCCAGCCGCAGAACGTCAACCCGTTCGGCGGGATGCCGTATGCGTTCGTGCCGCGCCGGATGCTCGCCGGCCTCGACCTCTTACGCTACCGGCCCGAGGACTTCGCGCCCTGGCAGCTCATGCAGATCCTCGCCGACAGTCACACCGACGTCGGCCTCGCCCTTTGGAACGTGCTCAGACTCGGCACGAAGGCGTTCTCCTACTCGGTCCACACGCCGGCGGGGGACGAAGACCCGGAAAGCAAGGTGCTCCTCGACGCGATTGTGCCGCGCCTGAACAGGAAGGCCGGCGGCCTGAAATCAGTCCACATCCAGCTCATGCTGTCGTGGTACCTGTTCGGCGCGGTGTGCATGGAGATGGCCCTGACCGACGACCTGAAGGACGTGCTCGACCTGTTCCCGGTCAACCCGTTCACGATCCAGTTTGACCGCGACGCCGCAAGCCAGGAGCTGGTCATGTTCCAGCAGCAGCTCTACCAGGCATTGTCGCCGGGCGCGAAAGCCGCGGCCAGTACGATCGCCGCCAAGAGTACGATCGCCGCCAAGAGTACGATCGCCGCCAAAGGTGTTCCCGGAGCTTCGGCGGGCGGCTACCGACGCTTGAATGACCTTCTGGTCCAGTACGTCCCCTGCGACCCGACGATTGACGACCCCTACGGGCGCATCCCCTCAGCGACGGTCATCAACGAGGTCTTCTTCGACATCCAGTTCCTCGCGGACCTTAAGAAGATCGTCCACGGCGTCGGCACCCCGAAATACACCGTCAAGGTCATCGAGGAAATCCTGGCGAAAACCTGCCCGGCTCCCATCAAGAACGACCCGAATAAATACGGGGCGTGGCTTGACGACCGGCTCGACGAAGTGACGGCGGCGTTCAACGACCTGGCACCCGAGGACGCATTCATTCAGTTCGACAGTGTGGAGGTCGACATCGTCTCGGCCAAGAGCGGCACGAACATCCTGGGGCTTGTGACGCCGCTGTCCCGCGCCATCGAGCGGCGCATCATCAAGGCGCTGAAGATGATGCCGATCCTGATGGCCTCGAACGAGGGCACGACCGAAACCCACGGCTCAGTCCAGTTCGAAATCTTCGCCGAGGGGATCGCCTCGGCCCAGGAGGCCATCACGAGCGTCATGGCGGCGTTCTTCAAGCTGTACCTTGAGCTGATGGGCCGCCAGTGCCAGGTGACGTGCGAGTTCGCCGCCATCAAGACGGCGAACCGGCTGCTGGTGGCGAACGCCGAGAACAAAGAGATCATCAACGCCGCCCTGAAGGAAGCCCTGGGCTACCAGTCGCACGACGAGAGCAGCATCGAGATCACCGGCAGCGCCGCCGTCGGCCCGCCCGTCGCCGGCATCCTTGCGAGCGTGGTCCCGCCGGTCCAGGCACCGTCTGCGGAAGCGCCCGCCGCCTCCCGCAGCCTGTCCGAAGATGATCTTGAAACCCTGTTTAGCCGAATGTGGCAGGAAAAGAAAACCGAGGCTGAAGATGAGCTTGAAGATGAGCTTGAAGTTCTCGCCTGACAAGAAGCGCGTCCACTGCGAAGGCTGCCGGCAGTTTCAGCCCGTCGTGACGCAGCAGCGGGACGGCGCGAACACGCTCGTCTGCGCGGCGTGCCTGCATGGCATTTCGGCGCAGGCCAATGATTTGAAAGACGCTGCGGAGATCGTAAAGGGCGAACTGGCGGCGGTTGAAACCGTCGTCAGCCTGACGGAAGAGGGCCGGAAGGCGCTGGGGGAGAACACGGGCAAGCCGCTCCCGAAGCTGCGGGTTGAGACGCGCCCGGCGCGGGCGGAGGGCACACGCTGATGACGCAGACGCCGCTGGAACGCTACGTGGGGGCGATGGCCGAGGGCGACACGCTCGCCCGCGCGCGCTTCGAGGCGATGACGGAGGACGACCACGCCGCCGCCCTGGACCGGGCCGTCAAGGTCATCAACCGCAAGCACGCGCGGACGCCCCAGACGGCGGATGGCCTGCACATCTTTCCCGCCGTGATGAGCACGGACGCCCTGGACTCCCACTTCTCGCGCATGGACGAGGCGACGCTCAAAAACTTCGCCTCGGACGCGGGGACGGGCGTGCCGTTCATGAACTCGCACCGGATGGGGCGCATGGGCGGGGAGCTGCCGCTGGGGCACACCTACGAGGGTGCCTATGACGAGGGCAGTGGCACGGGGACCGGCGCGGCGGCGCGCAAGTCAGCCAGGGCCGGAATCTATATGCTCCGGGGGCTGAAGCCGAACGGCGACGCCTCGCTCGGCACGGACGACATGATGCGCTCCGTGGACGGCGGCACCGTCCGGGACGGCTCGGTCGGCTTCTACGGCGGGAAGTCGGTCTGCGACGTGTGCGGGGGCGACATCCGCGACTACGCGGCCTGCCCCCACATCCCCGGCACCAGCCGCAAGACCGAGAACGGCAAGATCGCCACCTACACCGTGAGGGGCGCGCGGCTCCAGGAGTTCTCCGGGGTCGCCGCCGGGTCCACGCCGGGGGCGATGTTCTCCCGGTCGGCCCTGGACAAGACGGAGCAGGCCATCGTCGAGAATCTGATCGGGGCGCGGGAAGTCGGCTACCTGGAGGAGCACTACCGGATGGCGCTCAGCGGGGACCGCACATTCTACAGCCTGCCGGGCAAGACCGACGAAAGCAAGACCGACGAAAGCAAGACCGACGAAAGCAAGACCGACGAAAACGACAGCGCCCGCAAAAGTGAAGCCGCCCGCCGGGGGCAAGGGGGAGACGACATGAACGCGAAAAAACTGCTGGACGCCGTGATCGTGCGTTCGGGCCAGAAGCTGCCGGGCGACGTCCTGAAGGCGCTGGAGACGGCGCGCGGCGAGATGGCCGACGATAGCACCGACGTCGAGCCGGTCCTGGCCGGCATGGAGCGGTCGCTCGTGATCGCCGCTGGTGACGCCGAGCTGCTGGCCCAGTTCCGCGCGGCGGGCGTCGAAACCGTGGAGCAGGCGCGCGCCCTGAAGGCCGACGGCGAGGACGGGCGGGCGTACCGCAAGGACCTGATCAAGGACGCGCTCGCGGCGGGCGTCCGCGCCCAGGGCGAGCACTTCTCGAAAGCCGTGTACGAGAAGATCCTGGGGGACCCGGTCCGCAGCGTGGCCGACATCAAGGCCATGCGCGACGACTGGGACGGTCAGGCCCGGCAGCGCCTCTCGGGGCTGGACAAAGACGGCAAGCCGCTCGGGACGGGCGGGCGTCAGACGGTCCCCATCCACGGATTCGAGGGCGGTGAGGGGGCGACCAAAAAGGCCCCGCCCGCCCGCCACTTCAAGACGGGCCGCTAATCAAGACCACGGGCCGCTAATCAAGACCACGGGCCGCTAATCAAGACCACGGGCCGCTAATCAAGACGGGCCGCCCGGCGGCCAGGAGACTGCATCATGTCGAACCCGCGTGACATCCGGTTTTACGACGAGCTGAACTACCACGGCTCGACCTTCAAGAGCGACGGGACGGTCACCTTCAGCCAGGTGCCGACCTACGGCATGAACCACTCGCCCCAGATCGGGCTGGCCGTGACGCTCGTCGGCAACGGCCAGGTGGGGCTGGGGGCGACCGGCAATCCGCTGATCGGGAGGCTCAAGGCCGTCGAGGCGGACCTGAACGTGACGGTCCAGGACGAGGGATACATGACCCTCGCCTACCCGCTGAATGACGTCACGGCCCCCGTCATCGGCCAGCCCGTCAACGTGGACGGGACCGGCAAGGTCGTCAAGGCCGCGTCCGGCAACAACGTGGTCGCGTCGGTGGACACCGCCGGATTGACCTGCATCGTCGAGATCTTGTAAACGAGATCTTGTAAACGAGATCTTGTAGAAGCCCTAAAGGCTTGAAGGGAGCGCATTATGCCCGAAGTGATTGAAGGATTTCTGGATACGTTCCGCGCGTTCGACGCCCACCCCGAGCGCGGCATGCAGCTCTACAAGGAGGCGGCCAAGGACAAGGTGCCGTTCTCCACCTGGATCGCCGAGCGGGCACTGGAGTCGGGCGCGTTCAAAGCGAACGCCGAGGGCCAGATCCGCAGCGACGACGGCCTGGACCCCTACGAGGAGCTGCTGCGCCACTGCAACATCCGCACGGCGAGCGATGAGAAGGCGGGCGTCTACTGCCACACGATGGAGCGCTTCTTCGCGAGCGACCAGCCGTTCAGCCCGATCCTGTTCCCCGAGTTCATCAACCGGACGCTGCGCGCCCCGCTCGTGCAGCTCGACGTGCTGGACGAGCTGATCGCAAACTACACGCCCGTGGACGGCGCGGCGGTGCGGATGCCCTACCTCGACATTCCCTCCCCGTTCACCGGCAACATCCAGTACCGCCAGATGGCCCGCGTCGCCCAGGGGGCCGAGATCCCGCCGACGACGATCCGCGAGAAGGAGCAGGTCGCGAACCTGTTCAAGTACGGGCGGTCGCTCAAGATCACCTATGAGGCCCTGCGCCGCATCCGCATCGACCTTTTCAGCATCCTGGTCTCGCAGATCGCCTTGCAGGCGGGCCTGGACAAGGCCGCAAGCGCCATCGACGTCGGCATCAACGGCGACGGCAACGGCAATCCGGCCATTAACTCGAACCTGACGGCGCTTGACCCCGCCACCGCGCCCGGCACTCTGACCTACAAGGCGTGGCTCCAGTGGCAGCTCTCGTTCTACCCCTACGACCTGACGACCGTGGTGGGCGGCAAAAACGAGATCGTGAGCATCCTGACGATGGCGATGCCCGGTTTGAACGCCCAGAACGTGTTCACCTTGCTGCGGCCCGGCCCCGTCGAGAACAACTTGGAACTGCCCCAGGGCCTGTTCAACAACATTCGCCTGATCTACCTGCCCTCGATGACGCCCGGCATCCTGTTCGGGCTGGACAAGCGGTTCGGCCTGGAGCAGCTCAACGAGATCGGCGGCACCATGACCGAGACGAACAAGTGGATCTCCCAGCAGTTCAACGAGATCGTCATCACCGAGGTCGTCGGCCATGACAAGATCTTGGCCGACGCCTGCCGGACGCTGAATCTGAATGCGTAGCTGAACGCCTAATCCCGTACCTGGAGGCCCTCCCCAATTGGGGAGGGCCGGAGAAAACACATGGCCGTTAAAATGATCTTGGTCGCTCTGACCGCCGCCTTCTCGCAGGCCATCTGCACCGACAACGACCCCGCCCACCCGCACGGGCCGGACGTGGTGATCACGGCGGGCAAGGACGGCAAGCCCGTCGCCTTCCAGGTCGCCCAGAACGCCTACATCAAGGATAAAATCCGCGAGGGCATCCTGGAAGAAGTGCCGGACTTTTCGGGCACGCCCAGGAACGACCCGTCCCACCCGGACCACATCGACAACCCGGACAACAAGCCCGCAGGCGATGAGAAGGTGTCCCTGAAGGACCTCGCCGCGCTGGTGGGGCAGACCTCGGCCCAGGGGCAGGCCGGGGACGGAGCGCCGTCCGGCTACACCGAAGAGGACGTCCAGAGGATCGTGTCGCAGGCCCTGGCGAAGCAGGCCGAGGCGGGCAAGTCCGGCCAGCAGGGCATTGTGGACGCCGCCGTGGCGAAGGCACTGGCGGCGGCGAAGACGCCCGCCGCCAGCGCCGATAAGCCCCCGGACCAATGAAATATGGCAGTCCTATGACCTAACCAATGAAATATGGCAGTCCTATGACCTACATAAAATCCACGCCCGCCGCCACGCGGCTCCAGCTCCTCACCTCTCAGCAGGCCGGCAACACGCTGGCCGCGCCGCTGGCCGTGCCGCCCGCGACCATCGACCAGGTGATCGTCCACCGGACACTGACGGCGGCGACGACGGATTTCCTGTTTACTGCCAACCAGGCCGGGCGAGGCGTCATCCTGTCGGTCTCAAACGACAACGGCTCGACGGCCAACCTGACGGTCTCGGCCCAGAGCGGCGAGACGATTTCCGGGCCTGTCTCGGCCCTGAACCCCGCGCCCGCCCAGACGTATGTTTTGCAGCCGGGCGAGTCGCTGACAATCGAAAACACCGGCAATGCGGCCTGGACCCTCATCGCGTAAGGAACCGAGATGCTCAGACAACTCAGACCTAAGCAACTCAGAATAGCGCCCCTCATGGCGTCGCTTGCCGCCCTCTCGCTGCTGCTGGCCCTCCCCTCGCAGGCAAGGGCCAGCAGCGTCGGCGCGCCCGTGCCCAAGCCTAATGGCCCCAGCCAAGTGCCCGCCTCCATCGCCCTACCCGTCGGGGGCTTCGCCTGGACGCCCGTGACGCTGCCCTACGGCACGAACGGCAGTCAGATGGCCGTGGGCGGGGCCGTGGACGCGGGTTCGCGGCTGAGTGTCAACCCGAGCGGCGCGGCGGAGAACGGCATCAGCGTGACGATGCCGAGCGGGGCGACGGGGAATGCGGTGCGGGTGAAACAGGGTGCTACCTCGTTTGCTAAAATAGACGCTTTAGGCAGAGGCGTGTTTTACAATCCTGCCCCGTCTGCATATCAGACGTATCACGGTTTAGAAGTCGGGCAGAACTTAACAGTGCTTCCTAGTTCGGCCCCAGGAACCAATAATGGGGCTGATATTGAAGTCTACAAAGACAGCACCCCATCTGCGGCAACGTCTTTCGGATTGAACGTGCCGGGCGCTGCAATAAGCAATGATTTAGTTTTTTCTACTTGGAACGGTAGTGCATGGTCAGAGGCATTCCGGGTTGTCAACGCCGGGCCTTTCCAGCGAACTTGCCCGTCGCCGTCTGTCGCCGGGGTGGTGATTGTAGAGGCATCCGGCCAGACCGCCGACGCAGAGCAGTTACAGACCAGCACCGGCACGGTTTTGAGCCACACGACGGCGGCGGGCAAGGCATACGCGCAGGGGTTCGGCGTCCGCTCCGGCACGACCGACACGCCTGGCTATACCGGCACGATACCGACCACGAATACCGGCATCCATGTCTCGGGCGGAATTGTTGTGGGATACTCTGACAGCACCGGGGCGACGGTCGGAAACTAGGACGGTCGGAAACTAGGACGGTCGGAAACTAGGACGGTCGGAAACTAGGACGGTCGGAAACTAGGACGGTCGGAAACTAAGGCGTATTCATGTCCATCAACGCTCTCGCCATGCCGTTCCAAGACCCTGCCGGTGATAATCACCCCGCCGCCGTGTGGCTCCCCGGCACGGTCATCATGGACAACCTGGACAAGACGGGCGGCGTGGACTGGGTAGCCTATCACTCGCCCGCCGCGCTTGCCGCCGGGGACACGCCCGTTCAGGGGGGCCAGCACCACATGTCCATCGACCCGGCCTTGTACGCGCAGGTCATGGCTTTCCCGGTGCAGGCCGGTGGCTACGACGCGGCGACGGAAGCGGCCTTGACCTATCTGGCGCAGAACGTCAAGGACACGCCCGGCGTTAGCCCGGACGAGACGCCCCAGGTGGATGCGCAGGGCAAGCCCGTGATGGTGCCGTTTTTTCAGTCAGCGCAGGTGGTGCAGATTGGGTGACACGTTGCTGCCGGGCGTCGCCGGTGAAACAACGCAACCGGGCGTCGCGGTCGTCTGCTTCTACCGGGGGCGGGCCTGGTATGACCTGCTGACCCGCGCCGTCTGCCGCCGCAAGGGGCAGGCGCTCTCGGACGTGCCCTCCCACGTGGCCGTCATACTTGCGGCCGTAGACCCGCCGGAGTGGCCCCGCCCGTGGCTGTACGAGATGACCGGCGCGGGTTGGCATTCACGCCGCGACATGGCCGATGACTATTGGTGGCGTGTGCGCGTGCCGCTGGCCGACGCGCGGGGGGCCGAGGAGGCCGCCCTGTCCTGTCGTTACATCCGGTATGCCTGGGGAACGGACGCGCTTATCGGCCTGCACGACATCAGCCCGTGCCTTTTGCCCGCGCCCTGGCTGCGGTGGGCGCGGAAGGGGAAGGCCCGCATCTGCTCCGTGTTCGTCAAGGCGGTCTTGGAAGCGGGCGGCGCGTTCCTGCCGTACTGGCTCCGCGCCCAGTACGTGCCGTGTTCGCCTAACGACATCTGGCTGGCCCTGAAAGGCTGAACAGTGCCGAGAGTCACACAAGTCTTTAACTTCGGGGCCGACTTCGCGGGCCAGGCGGTCGAGGCGCAGGCCGTGGACACGCTCGGCGTCCCCTCGGCCCCCTACTCGGCGGCGGGCCTGGTCGAGATGGGCGCGGGCCAGTACCTCGGCACGTTCGCCCTTCCGGACGGCTTTACCGGGGCGCTGCGGGCAAGGCTCGTCACTAACCCCGCAGTGATAGACTCCTACGCCGTCAGTACGCCGCCCGCATCCGTCGGTGCGGGCGGCTCCGTGCTCGGCCCTCCCGCCCCAGGCCAGGCGTCGCACGACATGGACGCCGTGCGCGCGCTGGCGGGCGTGTCCGCCGATGAGTGGCCCGACTCGCTTGTCGCCTCCGCGCCCTACCTCGGCGCGGCCCAGGTCGAGGCCGCTCGGCGCATCCCGTGCGACTGGGCGCGGCTGGACCCGGCGAGCACCCAGAACCTGCGCCTGGCGCTGATCTACCAGGCGGCGTCTCTGGTCGTGCCGGCGGCGAACCCGGCGAAGACCGAGGATTTCAAAGTCGGCAGCTTCAGCTTTAAGACCAATGACGCGATGCTGCTCGGGGACGTCGGGGTTCTGATGAGCTGGGCGAACCAGTATTACAGCCAGGTCATCCTGCCGCCGGGCGTCGTGCCTCTGGCGATAGTGGATGCGTATGCCCGGCCCGTGATCCGTAAGGCGAACACGGCGCGGCGCAGGCCGTTCGGCGGAGGCTGCTACTAAATTGAGGAGGCTGCTACTAAATTGAGGAGGCTGCTACTAAATTGACACCTCCCGAAGCCAAAGCGGAGCGCGCGCAGGACACGTTCACGCAGAAGGTCATGCTGTACGGGTCGAGCGTGTACGGGGTGGACGGGGCACTGCTCGTTGACGTCGCCGGGCTGCCGCTGAAGGCGTTCCAGGACCAGGACGTGAAGGCGATCATCGGGGGGCTGACCGGCGAAGACGGTGCCGGGGCCAAGCCGCCGCTCGCCCTCTTCTTCGGCGCGGCGGCGGTCGGCGTCGTGCAGGAGAATATGCGGGTCTCTCTCGGCCCGGCGGGGGCGCGGCGTGACTACCGCATCGGCAGCCCGCTTCACCCGCAGCAGGTCGCCGACGTGCTGGTGTACCTCGCCGTAATCGCTTATCCCTGGTGACAAAACCGCGAATGCTTGGATTAGAAATGCTTGGATTAGAAATGCTTGGATTAGAAATGCTTGGATTAGAAATGCTTGGATTAGACATTCTCGGCGGCGACAAGCTGGAAACGGAGCTGACGGGCCTTGCGCTGGGGCTGGATAACCCGCAGGTGTGGCTCGGGGCCGAAGGCGCGAAGATCGCAGGCGAGGGCATCCGCGAAAACTTTGAGCAGGGCGGACGGCCGGACAAGTGGCCGGACATCACGGCCTGGTCGAGGGCGATGCGGAAGGTGAACCACGAAAGCGGCCCCCTGATTGACACCGGCGCTCTGATGGCGGCGGCGTCGGCCAGCGAGCCGGGCGTCGAGGGTAGCATCTTCCGGCAGCAGGGCGACACACTGACCCTCGGCACGGACCTGGAATACGCGGCAGACCATGAATTTGGGACCGCGCGTATTCCAGTCCGTGAATTCATGTCGCTGACGCCCGAAGACGAAATACGGCTGACGGCTTCGATGGACGACGACTACCTGCACAAGCTGCTGGCACAGATGAGCTAGATTGCCGGGATGAGCTAGATTGCCGGGATGAGCTAGATTGCCGGGATGAGCTAGATTGCCGGGATGAGCTAGATTGCCGGGATGAGCTAGATTGCCGGGATGAGCTAGATTGCCGGGATGAGTTAAACGATGGACTTCACGACCGCTGTGGACATTCAGGAGGCCGTCATCGCGCTGATGACGGCCTCGCCTGCGCTGATTGCCGTGCCGCCTGCCGGGCCGCTGTACGACGGGGCCATCCTCGACGACGACCCTGCCGCCTGCCAGCCCGGCCAGGCGCTGATTGCGCTGCACCTCCTGGCCGAAGGGGACGCAGACGCGACGACCGGCGGGCGGGACGCGGGAACGCGGCAGTACGTCACCTATTTCGCCGCCCTGGTCTATGTCGGCGAGCAGGACCGCAGCCCCGCCGCAAAGCAGAAACTGGCCCGCCTGACGCGCTCCGTGCGGGAAGCGCTGATGCAGTGCCGGCAGGACCCCTCGGGGGCGCAGCTCTGGCGCACCAGTAGGTTCAAAAAGCCGGCCAGTCTGTACCAGAAGGGCGGCAGCTTCCGGCGCTCCGTCACATTCGTCGAGTTCTATTCCCGTGTCCGCACTTCCTGACCCTCGTGTCGATTTGAAAGGTTTCCACCATGCAGCCCATCACGCCCGGCACCCAGATCATGTATAGCCGCGAAGACAGCGGCGGCAACATCCAAAACGACAACGAGACTGTTTCGCTGACACCCGGCAAGCCGCTCACCGTGAGCGTGGACCCTGCCGGGGACGTGTCGCCCGCCCTCGCCGCGCGGCTCGTGGAAGACGGCGTCTGCCGCGTCTACAGCCTGCCGCCAGTGGAAGCGACTGAGGATAAAGCACAGCCCGCTGAGGATAAAGCACAGCCCGCTGAGGATAAAGCACAGCCCGCTGAGGATAAAGCACGGCCCGCTGAGGATAAAGCACGGCCCGCTGAGGATAAAGCACGGCCCGCTGAGGATAAAGCACGGCCCGCTGAGGATAAAGCACGGCCCGCTGAGGATCACAAGCCCGCCGAGGATACAGCGCAGCCCGAAGAAAATCAAGCCGAAGAAAATCAAGCCGAAGAAAATCAGGCATCAGACCATCAGGCGGAAGACCACACCGTTGCGCTTGGCTGAAGCCACGAAGGTGCACCATGTCCACCATCGAAATCTGGCGCTCGAAAACCGGCGTCAGCGATGACGACTTTTCGCTGCTGACGACCGTGGCGGACGGGGCCGGCGGGGAGACCGCGCTCGACAGCCCGGTCCTGCCGTTCCAGCTTTACATCTACAAGGCCCGGCGGCTGGACGGCGCAAGCGGCCTGTACTCCGCCTGGTCGCCGCTCGTCTATGCCCGCGCCCCCTGGCCCGCCTTCTCCACGTTTACAAGGGACCCCAACATGTCTACCACGATCCAGAACACGAACACCGGCATCCGCTCCAAGATGGGCTTCGGCCTGGAGGCCGTCGAGGGCCAGCCCGTCAAGGCGCAGGCGCTGCTCGACCGCGTTTCGGGTTCGCCCAACATGGAGCTTGAGCAGATCAAGCGCAAGAGCCTCCGCAACAACGTCGGCCTCACCGGGGCCATCAACGGCAAGGCGACGATCACGGGCAGCGGCATCAATGTGGAGCCGTGCCCCGAGAGCATCACCGGGCCGCTGTGCGCGTTCCTCGGTGCCCCCGCCATCACGGTGACGCCCGCCGTCGTCGCCGCCGCCGGGCCGCCCGCCGTCGCCGCCTCGCCCGGTTACAGCGACCTTCTATGGACCGACGGCTTCGACCAGTTCACCGGGACCATGAACGAGCGGCGCGGATCGTCCTTCTTTTGCTTCCCCGGCACGCGCATCATCGGCATCAACATCAAGGCCGACCCGGACTCGTCCGACGTCGTCACCTTCAGCCTGGACACGGGGCATCTCAACCAGATCATGTACGCCCAGGAAAGCGATTTGGGGCTTGACACCGCCGCGTTCGACACGCTGCTGCCGCCCTCGCCCGAGGACGCCGTGCTGAGGATCGCGGGCACCCTGTCCGCCGACTCCAAGACCTGCGACCTGAAGCTGAAGCGCGGCCAGAAGCTGCGGCGCGGGCTGCTCGGCCAGCGCGGCGGCACGTCCCACATCCTCGGGCGCTCGGAGCATTCGGGCGAGGTGGACCTCTACTTCTCGACGGAGGCCGAGCTTCAGCGCTACATGGGCCAGGCGCAGGGGGCGGCCCTGCCCTACGGGGCGACGAGCGGCGTGATGATCGTGCCGCTGTCCCTGCTGTTGAACATGCCCCTCAACGCGGCCGGCTTCCAAAACCAGATCGAGGTCATCTTCCCGGCATGCTCCTACACCGCCGTCGGCCAGCCGGTCGAGGGCGAGCAGGAGATCATGCAGAAAATCAGCGTGCAGTCCTACGTCGACGCGGTTTCGGGGACCGATCTCCAGATTCGCGTCCGCAATTCCAAATCTTTGGCCGCCGTGACCACGTTCGGCCTGCCGCTGACGGCGGTGCCCGTCAACTCCGTCACCGCGTTCCATAACCCGTAGACGAGAACAATAACCCGTAGGCGAGAACAATAGTGTCCCCAATTGGCGACAGGAGAAATGAATGAGCGAAGAGCAGACAGCAGACGCCCAGAAGCGGCGAGACGAACGCAGGAAGACGCGCGCCGAACAGGACGCGCCGACATCCGAAGACAGAAGCGAGAAAATCACTCCCGTTCCGCTCTCCGTTATGCTCGGCGAGGGGAACACCGTTGAGATCGGCGGCAAGAGCTACGAGGTCGCCGCCTTCCCGGTCAGCAAGCTCGGCAGGGTCGGGGAGCTGATCGGCCAGTGCCCGGACCTTTTGGTCAGCCTGGCCTTCGCCGCCGCCGAGACGGGGCGTATGGGCGCGACCGAGGTGGCGGACGTGATGAACCGGGTACGGGCGCGCGGGGGGGCCGAGGGCGATCCCACGGAAGCAGCCTCGGTCCAGGACGGAATGGACGCGCTCGCAATCAACATCAGCGAGGAGTCTGCGGCGGCCATGACGCCGCTCGTCGTGCTCGCGCTGTCGCGCCGCCACCCGGACATCGTCGACGCCGACATCGAAGACGATCTGGACCTCGACAGGTTCCTGGCCGTTCTCTGCAAAATCTTCACCCACCCCGGCAATCGTCCGCTCGTCCGCCGTTTTTGAGAAAGTCGCCGTCCGATGCAAAGGCGGGCGGCGACGACTGGGGTTTTGCCTTTGCCGTCATGGGGCGATTCTATCCGGGCGTTGATATAGGATCGCTTGACGAGGTGCAGCTTGACGCCTATCTGCAAAACGTCAACAAGGTGGCGCAGATCGAAGCGCAGGCCCTCGGCATTGTTGTTGGGAAGATGTTCGGCGGGGGGAAGCAGTAGGATGGGCCTCGACTCCGAAAGAGTCGAGGCCCATCCCGTGCCAAAGTATTCCACGGGGAATGTTAGGCGTCGTCGTCGGACTGCTCTTGCGCGGCCTCCGTTCCCGCTTCCGCCTGGTTCAGCAACGCCGTTTATACCGAGGAAGGCTACGTCCGGCGGCTTTATGACATCCGCAACGAGGTCATCGAAAGCCGCGTGCTGAGTAAGCTGGGCCGCACGAAGTCGGCAAGATTGATCTCAGTCAGGTAAACGCAGCAGGAAAGAGAGCAGGCGGCGGTGAAGTGGCTAGCATGGCACCCACACCAAAAACAGAAAAGAAATCGCAAGAAGGCTGGATAGCTTTGATTGTTGCTATTCTGATTTTTTCGCTTTATAGCTGGTATAAAGGCAGCGATAGAGTAGTGAAAGAGCAAGCCGCCCAGCAAACCCAACAAGCAGCAGACAAAGTTGACAGCGAGAAGCTAGACGCTTATATTGCGGCGCAGCATTTTGTGGACCAGCGCTTAAAATCGCCCGGCAGCGCTAAGTACCCAATCTATAACAGTGGCTACGTAACGATCACTTTGCCTGGCACCTACATCGTCAAGAGTTATGTCGATTCGCAGAACGGCTTCGGTGCTTTACTTCGATCCGACTGGACCGTCAAGATGCACACAGACAGTAAAGATTTTGTCGCAGATAACGTTAGTGTAAACCAAGAGTAAAGACTCGTTGAATTGCAGGCTCCCTTGTTCTCAGACCCGCCGATTATGGCAGGGTCTTTTTTCACGTCCTAAAAATTATGCCACCTCCCGTAAAACTAACCATTCTGGCCGACACCAAAAGCGCGGCGGCGGAAGTCAGAGCGCTGAACCTCACCATCAAGGAGCAGTTCGCAAGCATCCGGGAGCAGATCGCGCTGACCAATAAAGCTGCCGGCAACCTGACATTCAAGCCTGGCGGCATCACGCTCGGGGTCATGGCGGCGCTGAAGGACCTGAAGGCGCTGGACTCCGCCGCCGGCGCAACCCGGACCAACCTGCTTGACCTGGGCAGAACCCGGCTCGACGGCAGGCGGATGTTCACCAGGCTGCTCGCTGCCAGGACGGAGATCGGGGAAGTCGGCACGGCGGCAAGCGGCGCGGCCCGTAACCTTCGGAGCCTGGCCGGTGTGCGGGTGAATCTTGCGGAAGTCGTGTATGGAGGCGGCGCGGCAACAGGTCAGCTCGGCGAGGTGTCGCGGCAGCTCGGCGTCGTTCGCAGGGAGACGAACGCGCTGGCACTAGCGCGGGCCGCGAACATTCGACTGTTCCAGCGCGGCGCGATGCTGAGTAACGTCGGCTTCGGCCTTCGGACTGCCGGGCAAGCCATGACGCAGGGGTATAGCCAGCCGGTCATTCAGGCCACAGGCTACGCGCTGAAGAAGTCTATCGACTATGAGGCCGACTTCGCCAACGTCGCGAAAACGGTCGGCGGCAGTGACGTAGAGCTAAAGAAGCTGCGGGCCGACCTCGAAGACCTGTCTACGAAGGTTCCCGAAAGCTTCAAGGCCATCACGGACATCGCCAGCACGGTGGGACAATTAGGCGTTGCTCGCGACCAAGTTGTCAATGTCACGAAAGACATTATCCAGCTCCACGTCGCCACCAAGCTGACGACCGAGTCGGGCGCGATGCAGATGGTCAAGTTCGCCAATGCCATCGGCGAGCCGGCCCAGAACATCGGGCGGCTCGGCTCGGTCATCTCGGAGCTGGACAAGGACAGCAAGGCCACGTCGAACGAGGTCCTGTCGATGGCGCTCAGGATCGGGGGCGTCGGCCACGCGGCGGGCCTGTCGGGTCCGCAGATACTCGCCTTCGCCAACGCCTTCGCGGGCGTGGGCGTCCGCGCCCAGCAGGGCGGCTCGGCGATCTCGACCTCGATCATCCAGATCGACCGCGCCGTGAACGAGGGCGGGCGCAAGCTGGAAAACTTCGCGGGCGTGGCCGGGATGTCGGCGGCCAGTTTCAAGACGGCCTTTAAGACGAACGCGGCGGGGGCGCTGGCAGCCTTCATCGAGGGCCTGGGCAAGCTGCGGGACCGTGGCGTGGACCTCGTGCCCGTCATGGATGCGCTCGGGCTGAAGAGCAAGCTCCAGATCGACGCCCTGCTGCGGGCCTCGGGTGCGGGGTCCGACCTGTCAAGCGCGCTGGGCCGCGTGGACAAGGCCTACCGGGACAACACGGCCACGGGCGAACGGTACGCGCGCGCCACGGACAATACAAAAGCCAGGATGCAGGAACTACAGAATAGCATTGATAAGACTGCCGCGAAGCTCGGCACTGATTTGATGCCCAGTATCCAGCGCCTCCTGCCGGACATCGAAACGCTGCTCGGCTATGTTACCCACGCGATTGACGAGTTCACCAGCCTGCCGAGGCCGGTCCAGAACGGCGCGCTGGCGTTCATCGCCATGACCCTTGCCGCCGGACCACTTGTGACCGGCATCGGCTCGGCGTTTACCATCGTGGGCGCTCTGTGCCGAGGCCTGGGAGCCTTGAAAGCCCTCCAAGCCGGCGCGACGCTCGCCGAAGTCACCGGCGGACTCACCGGCGCGACTGCTGCTGAGACGACCTTTGCCACAGCCGGGGCTGGAATGCTGGGGAAAGCGGGCCTCTGGGGCCTCGCCATCGCGGGCGCGATTTACGACATCAAGCAGATTGTCGGACTGTGGGACATGGCGGCGGACGCCCAGGCGAACTACGGCAAAGCCAAAGTCGGAGGCGCGAAAGTCGAAGCGGGCTATGCCGGCATGGCTGCCTCACCGAAAGAAGTCGTCCGGCTCACTGCCCTGATCTATCAGAACCGCTCGGAGCGCAACGCGGACGCCGAAGATCTGGCCGCGAAGAAGCAGCAGCGGGGCAACCTGTTCGGCACACAGGACGTGTCGGAGTGGGCCAAGCACCCTAATGGGCGCGGGGCCGCGCTGGAAGTCTACAAACTGGAAGACCGCATCAACGCCCTCGACGCGGACTACAAGAAGGAAGTGGCCCGCCGCCAGGACATCAGCGGCGGCGCGGGGCCGTCCGGGACAAAAGCCGGCGAGTCCCTCGGTCGGCAGCTCGCGTCCGGGCTGGCGCGGTCCATCAGGACGCCCGAGGGCCAGGCGTCGTGCGCCTACTTCGCCTCGGAGTTCATGCGGGCGTCCGGGGTCAACATCCCGAAGACGGGCGGGGCCAAAGCCCTGCGCGACGAGATGGTGAAGGCCGGGGCCGTCGGCAAGCCTGCCGGCCAGGCCAAGGCCGGCGACATGATCGTCTACCACGGGGCGCGCTACGGCAAGAGCGGCAGCGGCTACCACATCGCCATGTACGAGGGCAACAACCGCATCGTGCAGAGCAGCGGCGACGGGCCGGGCCACGTCCGCGAGATGGGCTTTTACGACCAGGCCCATGCGACGGCCTACACCGTCCCGGACTCGCTGCTGCGGAACGGCCCGCGTCCGTCCGCCGCGTCCGGGGCCGGCACAAACCCCTTCACGGCCCGCGTCCCGTCGCCCGCCGACCCAAACAGCGCCGCCGACTACACCCACCTGAACCGGGAATACGTCGAGGCCACGCAGGGCAAGTACGCCGCCGAGCGCGTCCAGGCCAAGCAGGACTTTAATCAAGACAAGCTGGTGAATCTGAAACAGGCGCAGGCCGTGTACCGGGGAGAGCTGAAGCGGATCGCCGCCGACGAAGCCCAGGAACAGGCTCAGGACCGCGAGCGGCTGAAGGCCCACCACGACGCCAAGGAGCGCCAGTGGGAGGCCCACCTGAAGCGACTGGCGGCACTGATGGCCCCGAGCCGGGCCGTGATCGCGCGGATGGCCGGGCAGACCCGCCGCGCCGCCGAGAGCCGGACGGAAATGCGGGACGCGATCACGGCCATGACGGCAGACCCCGAGAACATCGCTCTAGACAACAGGGAGGCGGCGGCGCACAAAAAGTACGGTGCCCGCGTCCAGACAGCCGAGCCGGGCCTCGGCCCGTATTCCGCCCAGCAGCAGGCCGACGTGGACGCCGCCGCGCGGGAGCGTGACCTGACGCTGGACGGCATCAAGAAGGCGCGGGAGGTCAAGAAGGCCGACGACGCCGAGCGGGACAACGGCGAGGTCAACGGCTTCATTAGGCAGGCGGCGGCGGATACGGCGGCGCTGAACCGCGACGTGTGGCAGCACGCGGGCGGTGACATGAAGGCTTACTTTGCCAGCCTGCGGTCCGAGGCGGACGACGCCCTGGCCGACGCCCGGCAGAAGTACGGCCCGCAGTCTGCGAAACCCAACGCCCCCGCCGTGGATGCCGCGCAGTTGGCCCACGGCGCGAAGTATCGGGAGATCAAGCAGCAGGAGACGGACGCCGCCAACGCCGCCTCGGACGCGCGGCAGCAGCACGACCTGGAGCAGGGCAAGATCACGCTGGCAAGCTACGTGGCTTACCTCACCAAGCGGCGGGATGCGTTTCAGCAATACTCGTCCGAATGGCTGGCTCTCGATAACCAGATTTACAGCAGTGACCAGGAGATGCAGCGCAAGCAGCTTGACGCGACAAATGAGATGTTCCGGCATAACCAGATCAACTTAAAAGAATACAAGAAGATGCTGGACACTTTGGCTGCAAGCGTTCCGGCTACCTCGGCGGTACATAAGGAGATTGAGCAGGCAGCCGACGGCGCTCAAAACAAAAGCAACCGGCAAATGGTCGGCGGCGACGATTTCTGGGGCGGCCTGGTCAGCAGCGCAAGCGACAGCGGTAGCAAGGTCCTCGACGCGCTCTTCCACCCGAAAGACAAGAAAAGCATCTTCAAGGGGTTGTGGGACGATCTGCTCGGCAGCGCTGAGGGCGGGCTGAAGGGCGGCCTGTCCGCCATCCTGAAGAACCTGATGACCGGGCAAGGCACCGGCACCGGCCTGGGAGGCCTCTTCGGCGGCCTGGGAGGCCTCTTCGGCGGCCTGTTCAGCGGCGGCAAGAAAAGCCGGGCAGTGGGAGCAGATCCGGCCTCGGCGATGGCGGGCACGGGCACCGGGGCCGGCATGGGGGCGGCCATGTCCATGGTGCCGGGCCTCGGCGGAATGGGCAGCATGCTCGGCGGCAATATGGGCGGCCTGTTCGGCTCGGCCCTGCCGGCCCTTCAGGGCATCAACGGTCCTGTCGGCGGCGGGGCGGGCGGCTCGCCGCTCGGCCTCCTGGGGATGCTGGGCGGCAAGGGCGGGCTGCTCGGCGGCATACTCGGGCACGGGGGGCTGGCCGGGATGTTCGCGCATGGCGGGCTGATGGGCGGCGGCGGGCTGATGGGCGGCGGCGGGGCGCTCGGCGCTCTTGGGCCGCTGCTGCCGTTCCTCGGCGGCGGGTTGCTTCTCAATTCCCTCTTCAGGAACCCGCTCGGCAAGCTGTTCAAGCATCTTCATCTCTTTGCCCAGGGAGGCATCGTGCCCGGCCACGGCAGCCATGACACCGTGCCGGCCCTGCTGACGCCCGGCGAGATGGTCCTGCCGAAAAGCGTCTCCAGGATGCTGATGCAGGCGGCAGTGCCGCAGGCCCGGATGCCGTCTCTGTCCGGCATGTCCGGCACCGGGCAGGCCGGCGTGTCTCCGCAGGGGACGACGACCGCAAGGACCGGCCAGACCAGTGGAAGCGTCTCGGCAGAAATCCACAACTGGGGCGATAACCACTTCCACTACCGGGAGGACGCCGAAAAGCAGAATCGCCGCATGGCAAAATCGCTGGAAGACGCCCTGCGCTCAGGCATCCCGGCTTAATCCACTATGGCAGTCACCTACCTGGTCAAAACCTATAACGGCTATGCCTACGGCGACACGCTGTACGAGCTGACCGAGGAGCTGGGATACCGGCACCGGATGACCAAAGCCGCGAACCGCGACGGCGCGTTCAGCGACGCGAGCCTGCACGACCCCCGGCGCGTCAGCGGCACCGGCGAGCTGGTCGGCGCGGTCAACGCCCAGGGCATCCCCGCGCAGGACATCGCCTCGCTCCGGGCGGCGGCGGACGCCTTCAAGGCCGCGCACCAGCCCGGCCCGCCCGCCCCCCTGATGCTGGACAGTGACCGCTACCTCAACGCCCAGGTGGAGCGGCTATCGCTGAAGCTGGACGGCCTGCTGTACGCGGTCGAGCTGTCGTTCCTGGCCTACGACCCGTTCTGGTACGCGGTCGCCTCGACGACGATGGCGCTCGCGCAGAACGCGGCCACCGCGGTCACGCCTGGGGGCATGGCCAAGAGCCTGCCGATCTTCACGCTGGTCGTCAGCGCCGCGCCAACGGGGAGCCTGATCACAATCGCGAACGCGCAGGACGTCGCCCTGACGTTTGCGCCGCCGGCAGCCGGGACGTACACGGTTGACTGCCTCCAGGAACGCATCGTGGACCAGGCCGGGGGCGACCAGACGGCGTACATGACGGGCGATTTCCTCGCGCTGATCGCCGGCGCGAACCAGATCACGTTGACGCTGGCCGGCGGCGTGGCCTTGTCCGGCCAGAGCGTCACCTGGCAGGATCGGTGGGTTTAGGATGAATCGGATTTAATCCATGCCCCTCCCAGCAGGCCTGAAGATCTACATCACGAGCGCCGACGGCACCCGTCGTCGCCGGCTGCCGCGCGTCCAGGTCGAGACCGTCACGACGACCATTGACCGCTTCGGCGGCTACGGGCAGGGGACCGTGACCACTGCGATCCCCTACCATCAGGCGGGGGCGCTGACCGTTCTGCCCGGCGACCGCGTGGAAACGTGGTACGCGGGCGTCCGCCGCTACCGGGGGTACGTCTCGGCCATCCAGCCGTCGGGCGAGGAGCCGCGCAAGGTCGTCATCCAGACCTACGGCGCGGCGGCCCTGCTCAAGAAACAAAGCTGCAATAAGGCCTACGCGTTCCCCTCGGGCGGCGTGGACGTGTCCCAGGCATTCGCGCAGATGGCCCACGACGCGCTCCTGAAGGCGACCGGCCCGAACGGCTTCCCGCTGATCCAGTCCACGCAGATCCTGCCCGTCGGCCAGACGATCAACTCCCTCGATGCCCGGCGGAAGCTCGCCGGCGACGTGCTGGACGCGCTGATCAAGGAAACGGGGAACCTCGCCGTCTGGGGCGTGGACGTGGATGCCGCCGGGGGCAACCGCCTGTACCTGCGCCCGCTGTCCCCGGCCTCGCCCCCGACCCACGCCATCCCCGTGCCGGCCCGGTACGTCGAGACCGCCTCGGGCGAGCAGCAGACGGCGGACATCGTCAACCAGCTCTTCGTCACCGGCGGGATGCCGACGTACCCGAACCTGCTCCACAACGGCGGCTACGAGCTGCCCGTGCAGCAGGCCGACGGCGCGGGCAACCTCGTCGTCAACGGCGGCTTCGAGACCGCGACGGACGACCACCACGTCAGTTCGTGGACCATGAACGGCGGGGCGCAGAGCTTCACGACCTTCAGCTTCCCGCCTAAGGAGGCGACGCCCTACAGCGGTACGCGCTGCCTCGGGCTGGAAGGCACGGGCCAGAGCGCCACGCAGGCGAGCGCCGCGACGTTCGTGGCCGGCCACAACTACGTTTTCTCGGTCCGGGCGGCGAAAGAAATTGACCAACAGGTCGCGACCGGCCACGCCGCCTTGCAGATCACCGGCGGCGGCGCAGTGCTGCTAACCCAGGCGGTGGCTCTCACGCCGAGCGGCCAGGGCTACGACTTTTTTTCAGGCACGTTCATCGCGCCCGCCGGCGCGACGGGCTTCAGCGTCACGATTGCCTGCGACACTCTCGACGCCTCGCGGGTGGCCGCAAATAACGGCTACAGCGGCGGGCTGCTGATCGACGACGTGCAGCTCTACGACGTCTCGGTGGTCTACCAGGACGGCTGGTACGTCAACGCCATCGACACCGCCCAGACGCGCGTGAACGCCGTCAACTGGGTCTACCAGGACTCGGTGTTCGAGGGCGGCTACTCGGTCTACCTCGACGCCACGGGGACCGACAGCGACGGCCACGACCTGAAGCTCCAGCCGCCGGCCGGGAACCGCTACAAGGTGCAGGGGGCGCAGGCGCTCCGGTACGGCGTGTGGGTCAAGTCGCCGCCGGCCTCGCTTAATCCCAATCCGCCGAAGTTCTTCCTCGAAATGAACTTCTACGACAGCTCGGGCCACATCACGCGGACGCCGCCCCGCGCGACGTTCACTCCGGGTTTCCTCGCCCAGTGGACGTACTTCGAGCTGGTGGCCTACGCGCTCGCCGGCGAGACGGCGGGCGACGCGAACCTCACCTGGCGCTCGCCTGGGTCGCTGCTGGTGGATGCACAGTCCGTGCGGGACGCCCAGGCCCCGGCGATGGCAGCCGCCAATGGGGCAACCGTCCCGCTCGCCCCCTACCTGCCCGACGGGCCACTCGTCTATTTCATCAAGGCCGGCGACCCGTACCTGAACAACACCTGGAGGCCCGCGAACGGATACGCGGGGGCCGCGCCTTATGCCGCCAGCGAAGCGCTCTACGGCCCGCGCTGCGGCGTGTTCTCCGACCCCTCGGTCCTGCGCCTCGAAGACGCGATGGCGGTCGCAAACGGCACGTTCACCGCCCAGGGCCTGCCCCTGTACCGGCCCTCGGTCACGCTCGTCAACGACAGTCGCCTGTACTGGCCGGGCGAGACGGTGAACCTGATCGGGGCGGACGGGCCGACATTGTCGCCCACGGCCCTGCCGATTGCGCGGGTCCAGGATACCTACGACGGGCTTCTCAAAACCTGGCTGGAGGACGAGGCCGAGCAGCCGGACGTGAGCCTCGTCATCAAGAAACTCGTGCAGGCGGCGATCAACCGTCTGGGGCCGGGGCAGAGCGGTGGCGGCGGGGGCGGGGGCTATTCGGGGGCAGCCGGCGGCGGCACGGCGACCTCGCCTGTTTTCCGTTCCAGCCTTCAGGCGTCCCCGACCGACCCGACCCTGCACGACGCCTACACCGGCGCGCCCCACGCCTCGCAGGCAAGCCAGTCCGGGTGGACGGGGACGACGGGCGAGGTCGTGGCGGCCCGGACGCGGACCGTCAAGGGCGTGTCGGGCACGACGCTGGAGACCCGGCTCGACGCGATGGAGGCGGACATCGCGGCAGGGGTAGCCCCCACCAGCGGCAGGCCCTCGGCGGTCCTGTTCGCGCGCCCCGGCGCGGTCGCGACGGGGCGGTCCGGGACGCCCTTTACCTGCCCGCCCGGCGTCAATCTGACGCTGACCGGGTACCGCCTCAGCCTGACGGCGGCGGGGACGGCCCAGACGCAGGTGCAGCTCGTCAAGAGCGCGGGGACGGGCGCGCCGGGAAGCACGGCGGGGTTCGGCTCCTCAGCCACGGGCGAAGTCGTTACGATCCCGGCGAACCAGAAGGCATTGAACATGGACACGATCACGACCCCGCTGGCCCTTGCACCGGGGGATCAGATTGACCTGTCGGTGACGGCGGCGGGAACGAGCGCGGCGGACCTCGCGGTGGAAGCGGTATGGAGTTACTGATTATGACTTTGCCACAATACATCTACACCAATACTGCCGGCAGTCCGTCCGCCTCAAATCAAAAATGGGGACCAGTGGGGACAGATGGCAGCGGCAATCCGCTTTACCAGAACACGGCGACACTAAAGCCATACTGGCGATGGGACCGGACGGACTTGGTTTGGGTTTGTGATACCAACGACTCCGCTTCGAGTGACAGCGGAGTTAGTATTTCAGACTCTATGTATTTTTCTAACGGCGGCCAAACCCTTGCCAGTGGCCCCGTCGGCACGTATGCGGTCGGCCCACTTGGAGTTGCCCCCGCGCCAATTGTTTCTACCAGCGCGTCCCCCCAGAACTTCGTCCTCGCTTTTTTTACCCCTAGCGCTGGCGGCTCGCCGAGCCTCAGCGCGTCCTGGCAGCAACCGGCACAGGGACAGCCGGATAGCTACAACATCAAGCTGGGAGGCGCGTCCGGCGCGGAAGCGTTGGCGCTCAATGTACCGGGCAGCGTCCTCAGCCATACGTTTCCGGCCTACGGCTACGGCACCGTTTACGGGATTATCACAGCCGTCTACGGCGGCACCGAAGGCAGCCCGAGCGGCGAAGCCGGCGCAAGCGCTCCCGTCCCGCCCCCCACCCTCACCGCCACGGGCGAGCTTGCGGGCGGCGTCCCGGCCATCCTGCTTTCCGTCCACTAAAGGGCAAAGGGGTAGTCCGATGAGCAGCAAAACGGCAGGGCTGGAAATAACGACAGGGCTGGAAATAACGGCGGGGCTAGAAGTGGCGAGGGAAAGTAGTTTGCCAACCAGTTTTGATCTTAATGACGGGCTGAAACTCGCGCTCGTGCCGCTGCTCGCGTGGCTGTTCGGACGCGGCCCCCAAAACGCCAAGCAGAAGATCGAGACCCGCAACACCGAGCAGAGCGCAAACAAGATGCTCTGGGAGCGGGTGGGCAAGCTGGAAGACAAGGTCGACCTCCACGCCGGCAAGATCGAAACGCTGCACGAGGACAAGATGCGGCTGAACGCGGAGATCATCGACCTCAAACGCCAGATCGCGACCCTGCAGGTCAGAAAAGAGGAGTACGAGACGAAGGAGATCATCCACATCGCCCAGATCGCCGCGCTGGAAGAAAATTTGGTCGCCGAGCGGGAACGCCTGCGGGTCGCGGAACACAAACTGAAGCTGCTCGACAACACCGGGCGATGAGTAACGGAATTGCACGTCGAAACGCACGTCGGACTTTATGCCCGACGTGCGTTTCTTTGGATTCGACGTGCGTTTCTTTGGATTCGACGTGCGTTTCTAGACGATCAACCTCTTGACATGGGCGTCAGCCAGAAGCCTGGAAACGAGCCTGCTCCCGCCGTTTTTCCCGACCCACTGGGCGACGGCAGGCTCGACGTAGCCGACGACGCGGACTTTACGCCGTTCGGGGGGCAGGGCCTTGCGCCCCGCCCCCTCCTGCCTGCCGCCGAATTGCTTCTCGGGCTTTTCCATTTAGGGTCTCATACCTCCGGCGAACTCTGCAAAATCCGCCTGCCGCCACTGCAGATAGATTGCGTCCGCATCCGAGAGGCACGGGCCAACACACCGCCGCAGAATGTCAATGGGGTGTTGGCCGAGCCTATAAACCGCATCCTCTGCCCGGCGAGCGTCCAAGAGGCCCTCCCACGCCACCCGCAAAGACTCCCCGTGCTTGCCGTCCACGTGGGGGCCAAGCGGCATCGTCAGCCCGTTGTTATCCACGTGGTAGTTGAGATATTGCCCAATGCGGTGGGAAAGCAGAGTGTGCGTTTCATCTATCAGGGTTTGGCCCGGTCGGCGTGTAACCGAGTAGTGCTCGTCGGGCGGATAGACCTCCCGCATTGCCCGGTCAATGAGGCACGTCGCCTCGCCAAGCAATTTACGTGCCTCCATCATCGCCATAATCTGATGCATTGTCAGTTCAGTTGTCATTGTCGTTTCTTTCTGCGTTTGGCCGCCGCCTTTGTTTGTCTTACGTAGAGATTGTACCGCACTCATAATTCATTTGTCAAGCCCTTGCAAGATATTTTCGCACTATTTTTCTTGTATAGGGACGGTAAGGGGAAACGCGATCCCCGCCTGCCCTCCCGCCCCGCCAATCGTGGCCGGGGCTTATTTATTGACCCGGCTCCCATGCCCCTGCCATCTCCCGCGAAAGGAAACCCAATGAACATCTTCAAGGTCATCGGCCAAAACCTGGTCAACTCCGCCCTGCCCGGCATCAAGTTCGCCCTTCGGCAGCAGGCCGTCTCCCTGGCGGCCCGGCCCAAGTACGCCGCCGCCGCGCCCGTGATCCTGTTATTCCTCGACGACCTGCTGGACAACTGGACGATCAAACTGTAGGCCGCCCCCCCGCCCTGAAAGGATTTCCCCATGCACCCGCCCCTGCAACTGCTCAACCTGCAAACCCTGGTACTGCTGTCGCTGGCCCTGACGCCCGCCGCGCCCTACGTGACGGCATTCCTCACGCAGTCACGCCTCCCGGCCTGGGTCAACGAGGTGATCGCCTTCCTCGTGTGCCTCGTCGCGGGCTTCGGCTCGTTCCTGGCGTCCGGCGGCACGTTCACCAGCCTGCACTCGTCCGCCGGGGCCTTAGCCGCCGTCGGCGCGATCTTCACCGGGGCCAAGCTGTTTTACACCAAGCTGGGCTGGAAGTCGCCGCTCCTGATGGCCCTGAAACACGTGGGCGTCACCTCCACCGCCCCGGCTTCACCGGCAGTCGATCCGTCGCCTGTCAACGAGTCCCTGCCATCTACCAACACGATGGAGGACGCGCTGAAGCTGCTCGCCGCCCTCACCGCCCACACGGCGTCCACTCAGGCGAACACGACCGAGGCCATCCACAAAACGCTGGAGATGAGCCGGGCGGACCTTTTGGCCCCGCCCGTCGCCCCGCCGGCACCGGCCCCGCCCATCCAGTCCGTTTTCGTTCAGGCCGCCCCGCCCGCGTCCGCGCAGGCCGTTGGGGGCAGCCCCGACGGCAGCGCCCCGGAGCCGGTGCCCCATGCGGCTGACGTGCCCGAGGCCGTGACCGCGCCCCAGGCGGTCACCGTGGTCGCGCCGGGCATCCTGGGCAAGATCAACGACGTGACCAGCCGCCTGTTCGGGGGCAAGGCGGCGGACGCCGGGGGCCTGCCCGACGCGCCCCCGACGCCGGACGCGGCGGTCGTCATCCCTGCCGTGATTGTGCAACCGCCCGACGAGGCCGAGGCGTCCGCATCGGAGCAACTGCTCCCGGCCCTTGCCCCAACAAACATTTGAGGAAAAACAAACATTTGAGGAAAAACAAACATTTGAGGAAACAACCATGCCCGAACTGACACAAACCAGGCTAATTCGAGCCACGTCAGGCCCCTTGGCCGGCCACGTCGTCTGTCCGATAGACTGGGCCAAACTCGCCGATTTCAAGGGGCGGTGCTACGCGGCCCATGTCGCCTACGGATGGGGATCAAAGGACCCCGACTGCGGCTCGGGGCGTGTGGGCTTTACGCGGATCGACTGCTCGGGCTTCGCCCGGACGCTGCTGATGTACGCGGCGGGCGGGCCGGATGACGGCGCGATGCGCCGTATGCCCGACGGCAGCTACACTCAGGGCGACTGGCTGGCCGCGCAGGGTTTCAAGCCGACGGCCCCGGAGAGCTGCGCCCTGGCGGACGGGCATTTGCGGTGCTGCATCCACCACCCGGACGGGATGGACGAGGCGGGCCACATCTGGCTTGCGGTTAATGGTCACACGGTCGAGAGCTTCGGCGGCCACGGGCCGGGGGAGAGGGCTTGGAATGCGCCCCTGCATTCTGGACACGCTCTGAACGAACTTGCCAGCGTGTGCTACGTGCTGGTCTAGGCGATTCACCGCTTAGGTGTGAGGGACAAGCCCCCAGCCTTTAGGCGGGGGTATCTGACTTAGACAATCAGCCCCTTGACATGGGCGTCGGCCAGAAGCCTGGAAACGAGCCTGCTCCCGCCGTTTTTCCCGACCCACTGGGCGACGGCGGGCTCGACGTAGCCGACGACGCGGACTTTTCGCCGTTCGGGGGGCAGGGTCTTCCGACCCGCCCCCTCCTGCTTGCCGCCCATGCCGGGCGGCAGGGTGCGCTTGGGTTTGTCCATTTAGAGCCTCGTCTATTTCTGGTTAGAGCCTCGTCTATTTCTGGTGGGTTTTAGTCACGGGGGATACCCATGTATGCCAGAGCGGCGAGTCCGGGGCTACCAACGACGGAGGCCGAACCGTCAAACTGGCCGACTTCCGGCACGTCCTCGATTTCCGAAAGCGGGTAGGTTTCGACATCCCAGTCGTCGCCCTCACCCGCCAGCAGGCTTTTGCAGTCCGCGACAAACATCCCATCTTCGGAGGCTTGCTCGATCTGTCCGTAAACCTTGTCGTCGCCGGTCACGTGCAGGTAGAGTGCCACCGCGCTTCTCGGGTTTGGTCATTTTCCGTGCGCCTGTTCCGCCCTTGCGGCCTGGTAATAGTGCATCTTGCAGAATCCCTTGGCGCAATGCGGCTTCCCGCAGCCGGGTTCGGAGCAAAGCCGCCGGCCCTGCTCAATACGTTTGTGACTGTGTCGGTAGAGCATCATGTGTTTGCGGTCGCAAAAATTGCGTTCCTTGACTCGGGATTTCAGGCGACGAACCGCGCTGCCGCAGTAATCGCAGGAAACGACGGTGTAGAGTTCCTTGCGCCGCGCCTCGGCCTGTGCCAGCCGCACCCGGCTGATTTTCCTCGCTGTCGCCTTATTGTGTAGATGGTCTGCGCTGCGCGTGGCTGCGAGTTCCGCGTTGATCCGCAGAGCCGTTGCTGAAACCGCCTTGCGCTTCGCCGGGCCGTGGGTTACGTATTCGGCCTTGATGACCTCCGACCGGGAACGCAGTGTGATCCCCGCGTCGGTGAGCCAGCCCTTGACGATGCAATCGCTTACGCCCGCGAGCCGCCCGATGGCGGAAACGCTCTTAGCCTCACGCCAGTAGAGTTCGCTCAGGCGGGCCGGGGTGAACGGACACGGGGTTTTAGGGTAGGGCATCGCCTTCTCTTTCTTCGCTCGCCGTTTCCCTCAGCAGTTGCCGCGGACGGAGAGAGAACAGCAACATTAGCCGCAGCAGGTTTGTCGCGGACGGCTGGGAGGCCCCAGTTTCCCACCGGCGGATCACGTCGGTCTCCACCCGTAGCACATCGGCAACGGCTCTCTGTGTCAGCCCGAACGCCTTCCGTGCTCGCCGAAGGGCCTTCGGGTCGAATCCCCCAGCCCTGACCGCCGACACCCGACGCTCCTGGCGGAGCCGCGCCTGGGTATCGGAATTGCGGAGCCGCACGTCACCGTGTACCGGCTCGCCGGAGCTGCCCGGAGCTGCCGCAAAGGACAGGCCGCTGCCCTTCAGTGCCGCCGCTAACTGCCGGAATCTGGTCGGCCCCATCCCCATCCAGGACCGGACCTCTTCTGAGGTCCGGTCGGCCAACGATTCCAGGGTAAGTATGTCGCGCACCCTGAGCATCCGTTTTGAGTGCGCGCCGATGTCCGCTTCCTCAATCACAGTCATTATTCGCCTCGCTCATCTCGCGCCATGCACCGGATGTCGGCGAGGGCCTGAGCCGGGGTGAACTCGTAGCATCCCAGAAGGGTCGCATTCTCGTTGTCTGCGTCCCAGTCAGCCTTGCGGGTGTAGAAGCCCTCGCCGATCAAATGCTGCAGGTAATCGATGAGCATCTCAAGGTTTTTGTCCTTGCCGTCAACAATGCCCATTCCGATGAACTCAGAGGCGGTGGAGTCCCCGAGTATGCCGCTCCACCACTCGTAGCCGGCGGCGTCGGCGTGGCTCGTTAGGATGCGCTTGTTGGGTGTGATGGTAACTCTGGTCATGGTCGTCGTTTCCTTCTGCGTTTGGCCGCCGCCTTTGTTTGTCTTACGTAGAGATTATACCGCACTCATAATACCGTTGTCAAGTCCTTGTAAGATATTTTCGCACTATTTTTCTTGGTGGGGACGGTGAGTGGTGATGCCCAGGACAAACCAGCAGAGGCGGGCGGGCTATGCCGGGCGCAGAGAGGAAGTCGCGGCGCAGGAACTTTCCGCGCTGTGCGACAGCCTGCCCCCCAACACGAAGATGCCTTCCCTGCGTCAGCTTGAAGAAAAACACGGGCTGTCAATAAAGGCGCTGCGAGGCGTGTATGACAGGCTCGTTGACGCGGGGAGGGCATACCGCCACGCCAGGGCCGGAGTGTTTACCGGCGATCCGGCTGGTCACGTCTCTTTTGACAAAAATCGCTATCAGCGCGAATGGGCAACGCGAGACCCTGAAAAGATCAGGGCGATAGAGGCGAAGCGGTCAATAACGGGCGCGCGAACTGCTTATCGGCGTTTGTACGACCTGAAGAACAACGCGAGTATTCGGGAGCGTAGAAAAAACCGGCGGCGAAAGAACGGCATCCTAGAGAGGCGTCGGGGAGAGAAACAGAGAGAGGTACGCAGGCATCAGCCGCCCGACTACATAGAGCGCAAGTACAACACCGTTTCGCTTGACGCGCCCGTGGACGGACAGCGCAGCTCCTGGTATGACCTGCGCGCCGACAAGAACGCCTCCGACCCCGAGGCAATCCTGCAAGAAAAGTCGGGCCTCGTCGCCCTCATAGAGGCCAGTTACAGCCTGCAAGACCAGCGTGTGCTCTACACATTTTCAGAGACTCTTTCGCATGAATTAACCGGCGCGATATGCGGGTGCCGGCCAGAATACGTTGAAGCCTTGATCGAGTCGGCGCGGGCGCTCGCGTCGCAGGCGGGCGAGTAGCGGGACTCGACCCAAGAGGCTGGTCGGATCAGGCACCTGGCACTACTGATGCCCCCCTGAACCGTCCCCAATTGGTGACACGCCTCCGCCCCATAACTTGGGGCGGAGGCTTTCCAGTTGGGTTAGATCAGCCGCTTGCGCCTCGCCTTCTCCGAGCGGGTGTTCACGAGCAGGCGGGTCAGCGGGGCGGCGTCGGTGTGCGTCTGCCGGACGTGCTCCATGCTGCCGTGAAGATAATTCATCGTCGTCTTCAGGTCCTTATGCCCGGCGATCTGGCTTGCCGCCCACACGTTCGTCTTGGACAGCTCGGTGATGGCATAGTGGCGCAGCCCGTGCAGACTGAAGCCGGACAGCCCCGCGTAGGCGAGGTAGCCCCGGAAGTCGCCGCTGAAGTTGCTGCAGTCGATCCGCGTCCCGAACGCGGTCACGAACAGATATTCGCTCTGGCAATGCGGGCGCTTCTTCAGGTAGGCGTCCACGATACCGATCCAGGCGGGGGAGACGGGGATCAGGCGCGGCTCCTTGCCCTTCGCCACGCGCACGGCGACCTGGCGCTTGACAGGATCGAAGTCGTCGAGGCGCAGGGCCAGCATCTCGCCCGCGCGCATGGCCGTCTCGATCAGGCCGGACACGATGGCGCGGTTGCGGCGCAGGTAGAACTGGCGCGAGGCGGGCGGCATGAAGCGGGCGTTGGGGTTGGCCTTGATCGACCACCGCTCGTCCAGCGCGCGCAGGAGGCGGCGGATCTCGTCGTCGGTGGGCATCCGCACGAACGGCTTAGGGGCCTTGACGACCTTGTAGTCGGCAAGCGGGTTTCCAGGCAGGTAATCTTCCTTCGCGGCCCAGGCGAAGAACATCTTCGCGACCACGGCGTCGTGGCGGCGCGTGGTGGGGCTGATGCCGGCCTCGACGCGCCCGGCGAGGTAGCGGGTCAGGTGCCGGCCACGGAACGCGTTCGCGCCGAGGCCCTGCCCTTCCGACCAGCGGCGCAGGCCCGAGAGCCGGTCCATGTAGGCGACGACGGTCTTGGCGGCCCGGCCCGCGACCAGGAACGCCCGCCAGTCCTCGACAAGGTCCGTCCACGTCACCGCCTCGCCCGTGCCGGCGGGGGATATCAGGTCCTCCTCTTCGACTGCCTTGCTGAGAAGGTTGACCCGTTTTCCGCCCGTGCTGCTGGTCGTTTTTGGTGTGAAAATCGCCAAAGCTGAACCCCCCTGACCCCAAAGTTTCCTCTAAGGAAATGTGTTGTTTCGCCTCACGAAACATCCAGGCGCAAAGAAAGCCCTCACTCTAAGATGAGGGTAAAAGTTGCGTCTAGTTGTGCCCGAAGCCGACACGCGGATTCGAACCGCGGACCTGCTGTTTACGAAACAGCTGCTCTACCACTGAGCCATGTCGGCATTTCGCTTGCGATTGTTCGCAGGCGGATTATACTGCGAAAGCGGGGCGGCTGT